TTCACGCTCAATCTCACGACGAGTCATCAGGCCTTTCCATTGCTTACCGCCAGCGTATATCCAGCGACGTAGCTGGTCACATGCGCCTTTGATATCGCCCTGGTTTATTTTGCGAAGAAGCGTCGATGTTCTGAAATTGCCAGCACCCACGTTGTAGACGAACGAGTAAAGAGCGCCGCGCGTTGTTTCCGGTATATCGACTTTGATGTACGGGTTAATTTGTCTGGCAACCGTGGCAAGGTCTTTATTCAGGAGGGCTTTGCATTCTGCTTCGGTATACGTTTTACCGAGCATGATGTCTTTTCCGGTGTGTCCGTGACATACAGTCCATACGCCAACGATATCTTTGTATGGTATGTAGCTGACACCTTGCCAACGATATCTTTGTATGGTATGTAGCTGACACCTTCCAGGCCATCGTCACCACTTGGGCCAGTGATTAACACTGATGCTATAGCAATTGCTCCGCCACCAATAGCAGCAGCAACTGCTTTTCGTAATGATGGAGGCATTATTCACCTCTCGCAGCCTTGCGCTTATCTTCTTTAATCTTGAAATAAAGGTTTGTCAGGTACGTCAGCAGGCCAAATACCAGACTACCCAGCACACCTATTGCCGCCCACTGTGAGGGCGTGACTTTATCGAGCAACTGTAAAAACCAGTACCCGGCACTACCTGCTGAGGTGCCATAGGCGACACCCGTTGTTAACTTATCCATGGATTTCATAACCCCACCTCGCAGATGCGGGTGCTGTGTAATGGAAATAAAAAGGCCACCTGACGTGGCCACCAGATTATTTCCCCACCAGCTCGTTTATCTCTTTCACTGTCTGGTTAAACCGCTCTGACTCAAGCTCAACACCTAAGGCCCGACGCCCCAGCGCCATTGCTGCTTTTATTGTGGAACCGGATCCCATAAAAAAATCAGCAACCAGATCACCAGGTCGACTACTGGCATTGATTATTTGCCTGAGCATATCCGCCGGTTTCTCACACGGATGTTTACCCGGGTAGAACTGAACGGGTTTATGCATCCAGACATCGGTATAAGGCACGGAGACTGATACGGAGAAATAGCGCCGGAGAGATTTAAACTCATCCAGCAATTCAGAATATTTGCGATTCAGTGAATCATAAGATGCCACCAGCTGGTGGTGTGGTTGTTCCAGTTGTTGTTCCTGAAACTTCTCTGCCGCTATACGGGAAAACAGTGCCTGTAACTTCCGATAGTCAGCCTCATTCGGCAACTGCCACTGACTGGCACCAAACCAGTGGGAAACCATATTTTTCTTACCTGTGGCTTCGGCAATTTGTTTTGCCGTTATACCCAGTTCGGCACGAGCATCCCTGAAATACGATATCAGCGGTGCCATTATGTGCTGTTTGAGTTCCCTTTCTTTTGCCGCATAGCCGTCACTTTTGCCGCGATATGGCCCCTGGTAATGTTCAGCAAACAGAACGCGCTCTGTGGCAGGAAAATATGCGCGCAGACTTTCTTTATTACACCCATTCCAACGTCCGGACGGCTTCGCCCAGATGATATGGTTAAGCACGTTGAAACGTTCACGCATCATGATCTCAATATCAGATGCCAGGCGATGCCCACAGAACAGGTAAAGGCTTCCGGCAGGTTTTAACACCCGCCAGAACTGGGCCAGACAGTGGTCCAGCCACTTAAGGTAATCTTCGTCCCCTTTCCACTGATTGTCCCAGCCGTTGGGTTTCACCTTGAAGTACGGCGGATCGGTAACAATCAGGTCAATGGAATCATCAGGCAGGGACTGAATAAAATGCAGGCAATCAGCGTTGATTAAATCAACACTGTTTATTTTTACAGTATTTTTCATGGATCAGTAAGCGTAACTCTGGTAGGCTCACTCTGCTTTTGCGCTAAAGCAGTGGGCCGTGGTTCGCTTGTGACCAGTAAGCATGAGCGAATGGCTGGCAGGTGCTACCAACACCCACCAGCCGCCCATTTTCACAGCAGGAAACCGCCATTACTGGCAGCGTCTGAATTTATTCCCGTACCCGCCGTTATCCTTCGCCAGCCCCGCCAGAACTAACTGAGTCAGTATTAACTGGCACCGGGCTTCGCTTACTCCGGTAGTTCTCGTCATCATGCGTGGCGTTACCCACTTGTCAGCAGGTAAGAAATGAAGGACTGCGGCGGCGGTTTCTGTCATATCTTGCTGTTTTAGCATGTCTTTTTCCCTTCTGGTTAACATGACATACCAGTAACTCTTGTCTAAAAAGCCAGCAAGATAAAAAGTCAGTATTCACGACCACCAGCGTGTTTACTGTACTGCACCAAGTTTACAGGTACAAAAAAACCCGCTCAGTGGCGGGTTCTTAAATCTTATCAACGGTAGACATACAAAGCCCATCGTTGTGAAAATCTTATCCATATTTTTTGAAAAACGCAAGCATCATGTCGTCATCTTCGGCGAAAACCATTTATCTTGTCACCTTTCTCAATTGTATCTCTGCATATGCTTCTTCCTGCCAGCACTTTGTAACCAGTTTATCAATGACATCTGCATATCCTTTGTACCACTGATAATCCGTCAGGTCTGGTACCAGCTTCTGGACATGAAGCCGCGCCAGTGTGGTTGGTAAACGGCTAAACCGGTTTCCATTGCAACGCCCACAAACCTTATAAACAGGCGTGCCATGAAGCCGGGTTCTTTTTTCATCCAGGACAATACCTTTACCCTTACACCCTCTGCACGCTGTGCTGACTTCTCCCTTACCATGACAATGCTGACACAGTTCCTTCACCCACTCTTCCTTGATAACAGATTCCCCGCTTCTGGAGTGTTTCACCACTTCGCGCAATACATTATGAAATCCAGTACCAGCACAATGCTCACAGCGAGCCTTACTTGCCGCAGACCTGGAATAATCAGCAAAGGCAAAATTCACAAGGTAAGGGATGATCTGTAACCGGGTTTCTTCACTCAATTTGTTCAATGTCGGGTTATCCAGTGCCATCGCGTAATTGAGCAGACCTTCAATCGCAAACTGAGGATCCTGAACACCAACTTTTGCCAGGAATAAGGCAAACCCAAGCGGTGCTTTCGACTGCACCATCCCCTGCGCAGCCATTACATCCGTAATTGTTAAACCACCAGAGCCTGTCGCCGGTGCGTCATCGCTCAATTTTGGAGATTTCGGGGAGTAATATTTCGGTAAGGCTTCAAGGTTCATGCTCGTTCTCCACTTACGCCAGCACGCCAATTGCCAGCGCACGATCGATAAAACGAAATATCAGCTCCAGCTGGGAGCCATACTTCTCTTCAAATGCCACGGTATCCGCATGCAGCTCGTCGTGATGCTTTCTGCACAAAGGCAACACAAAAAGGTCATGCGCTTTTGTTCCCATTCCCCCCTGACCGTGACCTATCAGGTGGTGGGGATCATCAGCGGGCTTTCCACAACATGCACACGGCTGTGTCTTAACCCAGCGCGTGTACTTTTCATTAACCCAGCGGCGACGTTTTGGGCGTAACATAAAAGACTCCGGCGACTCCGGATCCACTTTCAGCGCCAGCACCTTTTTCGCCTTATCCTGGATGATGCTGGTGGCAGGAACCGAAGGCACAAGGTCACTTTCCCGGGAGACAGACGGCACAACAGGCTTCGGTAATCTCAGTGCCTTACGGGCTGCACTTTCCGGTAAGGCATCCGCCAGGTCATTACGAATCAGCCACCAGCACAGTTCCGGCATTGTCACAACGTGACTGTCATCAAAACCGAGATCCCGACGCACAACAGACAACACCCAGCGGGCACAGTTATCCGTTGCCATTGATTCCAGCCGTTCCGTGAACTGATCGCGCAGCTGGTTATCGCAGTGCCAGCACAGACGGATTGCGCCCGGAGCGTGTCGCATTGTGGTCATGTTCTCGCTGTGCCAGTCGGAATGAGGCCACTGGCAGCCTTTTTCACGAAGTAACCAGCTTTCAAGACATTCCACGCCACCAGCACGACGGATCACTGCCTCATTGCGGAACACGGCCCGAACGGCAGGATCATCCGCCAGCGGTTGTGATGCCGCCGGAACTGCACCACTGGCGAAAGATGAATAACGTTCCGGCTCAGGCTCCAGCAGGACACGCCCCTGCATAAACAGGGGCATCAACTCTGAACCTGGCCTGAACAATACGATCCCCATACGCGGGGCAATTTCAGGGGTCAGTAGTGCTCTCACGGTCACCTCAATGAACGGTATCGAGCAGCTTTAACAGCTCAGGGAATCGGGATTCGAAGAAATGCGGCTGCGTCTCGCGCGGATTTGCGGGACTGGTGATATTCTTGCCGAACATGCAGCCTTTCGCTGTCAGCGACCAGAATTTTTTGATGTTGTTAATCGCGGTACGGCTGTATCGTTCGCGCTGCTCGACGATCCCCAGCTTCACCATCTGGTGATATGCCTGATTAGCTGTCAGGCGGATACCATACTGCTTCAGCAGTGCACTCAGTGACAGCGTGGGGCGGCTTGAGCCATCAGGCGCGTCAGCAGGAGCATCAATGGCATAGCGTGGTGCCAGATTCGGTAAGCCAACAGCCTCCTGGAGTTTCTGACAGGCCCCAAGCACAGATGAGTTAGACAGGTTTAACTCCCGGCGCATAAAGTCCAGCAGAATCACGCCAGCCTGCATCTTGTCAGCAGCCTGCCCGGATAATTTTTCCGGTGCGCTGGTTACCATATCGAAAGTACGGATCACCTTCAGATGGAATGACGGGCTGATCCACATTGCATAGGCATACACCAGTTCCTTGCAGACATAAGTTCCCCGTTCATTTCCCCCATGAATCACACTCACCGGGTCAACACCCAAATTCTGGGTGTTGGTCAATTCATGAACAAGTTCAACAGTTTGTTGGCTGGAAAGAAACTTTCCTGGCTCCTTGGTTCTGGCATTTGCACCAGATGCTACTGCTGCGCGATGCAGATCGTTCAGGCTGTAACGCCCATAAACATCACGACGAACTTCAATACCATCAATAACCATCAGATTATTCATACTTCGTTTCTCCTCTTAATCAGGCGGCTGCACCCGCCGGTTTCTCATACTTACTGATAGTGATCTCGACCTTCCCTTTCGGGATAACCGGTCCCCACTCCACCAGCATTCTTTTCACCTGTCTGTCGTCTTCCCACACACCCGCGTGGGTCAACGCGTCAAACAGCGCCTTGTTATAGTTGTCCAGATCGCGGATCCGGTTATCCGGAGGAAACAACACGATCTCCACTGAAGCAGGTGCCGACGTTGGTTTTGGCAGACGACGTAACTGCTCAACTATTGCTGCGCACGCCGCGCTCTGAAATTTTCGCCCCGCCGCGCTTATCAGGCTCTTACCAGCAAATGCCCCTTTGTTGGGGTGTCGCCAGTACGTGTTCACGCTGGGCGGAAAAGGCAGGATCAGCTTCATGCTTTCAGGCCTCTCTCATGTAACCAGTGGGTTGCACGCAGCCTTGCGTTTTCCTCACCGGCAAGCAGTGAGCGGATAATCCCGACCGCCTCGCTGTCGTCGTCCTTCACCGCGGTATGAAGCGTTATCCCCCGGGCCACGCCACGCTTTATCGTGATGACACCTTTTTTCTCCAGTGCGCGAAGATGCTCCACCGCTGCATTCACTGAACGGTATCCCAGCATGGTTGCCACCTCCTGATTGGTTGGCGGGAAGCCACGTTCTTTCTGGTAAGAAATCAGCATATCCAGCACCTGCTGCTGGCATTGAGTTAATGTCGTCATGCCGCCATCTCCCTGACCAGTTTTTCCGCCTGCTGGCGAACCTGCGCCAGAAAGGCCTCACCACATGCCTCAAGTTCATCGCGCCCGATGTAGCTGATTGCCGGTCCCTTCCAGGTCTTGTCGAAAACAGCAATAGCACCAGCGAAGAAAGCGCCTGTCGGCACCTGCTTCTCGTCCTTCGGGATAAACCAGGCTGGCAGTTCAAAACCAATACGCCCGCGAATAAAAGCAATATGGTCTGCATCTTCCGGCCACCAAACTTCGCTGGTGGCAGCTTTGATCAGGAAAACATAGCGCCCGCCTTTATCACGCATAGCACTGGCATGTTTCATGATGTAACGCATGCCGGTGATGTATTGCCCCTCATGCTGACTGGCGCGGCTGTACGGGGGATTACCAAAGGCAGCACCTTTAAGCTCCGCAAGACGTTCTGACCAGTCATGCGCCAGCGCGTTGTCTTCCGCAGTGTAATAAGCGGCACATTTGGCGTTATCACCATCAGTAAACAGATCCAGAACAAACGGGCCAAACAGGGTGTTAATTCCCCAGAAAATGTTGTCCGGCGTGCGCCACTGATCGCCCACTTCCTTCAGTTCATGGGCTGGTTTGTTCCGCAGCTCCACCAGCGCCTGGCAATATTTATTACTCATTAAGCCCCCACGTAATTCCCTGACAGATACCACTCTTCACCCGATGCAGCGCGCTTGCTGCTTTTCCGTAAGCACCGCTCACGATGCGCCAGAAAATTGTTTCGTTCTGGCTGGGAGTGGCTTTCACGGAATGCCGCCATCCACACCGTTGCAGCTCGACGGAATAAGCCCCTGGACTCCAGTTCTTCAGCCTGGCGGGTCAGGCACAAAATCACCCGGGGGTCGTTAGTGCCGACATAGAAATTGCGCACAGGTCTGGTTTCACGAACAGATTGTGGTTCCGGCTCCTGCGCTCTCTCAGTCAGGCGCGGGAAATGTCTGCGTGTATCTCCTTCACAACGGTGAGCCACACGCCCACTCTGACGTAACTTGCTTGCTGACTGCAGAACGCGCTGCCGTGAGTAACCAGCAAAAGCATCCGCAATGTCTCCGGAAGTACACCCCGGATGGGCTTCAATGAATTTCTGAACTTCATTCAAAAGACTCATGATCACCCCCTGAATCCTGCCGGGATCTGGCTGTAGTCCACGTTGTCGTAACTGGATTTGAAGTACGGGTCCTCACGTCTGGCTGCAGATACCGCAGGAACTTCCCAGGATTCTTCGAAATGACGATCCGGACCAAAGAACGTGACAGCCTGTTTCACAAATTGTGTGCCGCTGTTACCCATCGCAGATACCCAGCCCGCATAGCGTTTCACACCTTCCAGCATGGTTTCGGGGTTTACCCCCTCATTCAAACGGGCTTTCCAGGCTTTGAAGGCTGCAGATTTTGAATTGCCACCAGCACGTTTGGGATATGCCAGCCATGCCTGCTCAAACTCCGGAGAATATTCCGGTCGGTTTGAACGAACTCGCACGGACTCATCAACTGATGCACCAACAGCTATTGGTTCATTGACTGGTTCTTTGACTGGTTCAAAAGAGTGACTGGTTCTGGGTGAATCTCCTGCACTACCCCCTGGTGCAACTCCTGCACTACCTGGTGAATTTGCTGCACCAGATAGTGAATTATTTGCACTACCACCTAGTGAATCTCCTGCACCATCCAGATGAAGGAGATAGATATTACTTGAGTTACCTTTTTCACCTTTCCGGGTGACTTTTTTTACCAGCCCGGACTCACAAAGGGCCGCAATATGATTCATCACAGAACGTTTGCTAATCTCGCACTGGTCAGCAATATGCTGGTAGCTGGGCCAGCACTCACCCTGATCGCTGGCATTATCAGCCAGCTTGATCAGAACCAGTTTTCGCAATGGATTACCCACTCGAATTTTCATCGCTTTAACCATCAGCTCCATACTCATGCTGCACCTCCGAGATGCTTCATGTTTTTTCCGGAGCGAAAGGTTATAAGCGGCATACTGACGCGGTAATTACGGCCCAGCGGTTCACAAATCACCTTCTGACATTCACGGTCAACCAGGCTAACACGTAGAACATGCCCTGCAGGCGTGGTGTACCACTGCCCAACTGTAGGAATTGATGTTTTTTTACGCTGAAATAAACGGTAAATGTTGAGGATCAACGGATTAAGCATGACGATGCCCTCCGCTGATATTCAGGAGACGGTGAATATGAAAATTAGCCTTATCCGCCAGACGAATACGTTCAGCCTGCAAGTTAATAAGGGTTTCTACCAGAACCTGATGCGCCTGCGGATCCGAAAGAGTTACCTTGCGCAGAGCACGTAGTGCAGTTGTTACATAACTGAGTTTATGTAAGTCTTCATCATTCAGACGAGTGAGGGCTGGGACAGTAGCCATGATGGCAGCCTCCTTGATCGGTGAAATACTTCCACCACCGGAAACGCCAATTTCGCTGGTGGTGAACTGAACGGGGTTGGCGTAACCGGTGATCAAGGAAACCGGCGCATCTTTCGATGCCCCCGCCCAGCCCACCATAACTTTGATGTGAGCAAATGCGGACGATAAAAAAGACGCTGGCGCGTCATATATCGCCTTGATCAATTCCAGGACGCCAATCCCGGCACCCGCTTTATAAGGTGCCTGAACAGTGTAACGTCCCGGAATGGCAGAATCAATGTGCTGGTGGTCCTTCACACTCAACAAAATCACGCCTGAATTTCCACAAAGGACTAAAGCACTCATGCGGGTAGTCTTTGCGAAGATAGATAACGCGCTGTGTTTCTGGTTCCCAACGAATAACATGGACATAAAGCCCTCTTCCGTCACGAAACCAGCGGTTAAGTTCCCGCACAACTCGCCCCCCACAGTCAGGTAAAGTTCTCTGTGGTTACTTACAGCCAGGTGATTTGGTAATCTGCATTCATGCCGTAACAACAGGTGTTCAGCGACACTGACCACCAGCTGTTGCGACAAACGGTTATTTGCCGTTAAACTGTTCATGCGTTAGTTTCTCCACAGACACAAAACGCCACGACGCCCGGAGCTGCACACTCGCGGGCGTCACTCTTTTCTGGAGCGCAAAAGATTTTGTAGACCAGTGCTGCATGCTCTTGGAGCTTCGAAATTGACAGATACAACTCATCATTAATTGCTGTCTGCTCGTGTGGCTCCACGACCCCATCTTCGATTGCCGAACGAATCTGCTTTGAGTAATTCCCGATCTGTTCGATGACTTCCAGCAGGCGCTGGTTTATATCGGCGTTCTCTACTTCCTCAATTTCAGGAAGCGATACGAACACCCCACCAGCAGACTGTGCGACAGCATCCGCAATGTAGTGAGTGCCAGCCGCGCGCTGTAAAACCATTGCCCATCCCAGCGGGAAAATCTGATCGCCATCGGCACGAAGGCGGTTAAATAATGCGTTCTCTGTTACATCCAGCCAGTCAGCTGCTTCAGCGTAACCACCCGGCAACGCTGCGATAGTTTTTCTGACAGCTTTCACGTACCACTCAGGCTGTTTTTCTACTTTCCAGTGATACTTACCCACGGTTAGCCTCATCGTTCTGTGGTTAAAAATTGAAGGTGTTCTGTTAATCTTTCGGATAGATATCCGGTCTTAAGTCAGATTTCGTAATTGCACCTGACGTGCATTGCTCAAGTTTTTTCGCCAGCACAAAACTGGCTTTTTTATAACCATTGAAAACCAGCCGTAAGTAGCCAGGTGTTGAGCCAACTTTTCCGGCCAACTCGCCCTGCTGTTCTTTGGTTAAAGAGTCCCAATACGCTTTCATACAATATGTACCTCCGATATACATATTACATGATTGAAATGAACCTTCAAGATACTTGTACCTTATCGGTACAAAGGTTTTAATTTCGTTATGAAAACAATCCATGACATCCGGCGGTCTAACGCCAGAAAACTGAGAGATGGTGTTGGCGGGAATTCTTCCTTTGCCACCATGATTGATCGCGAGCCAACCCAGACCAGCAGGTTTATGGGAGATGGTGCTACTAAAAATATCGGTGACAGCATGGCGCGGCACATCGAAAAATGTTTCGACCTGCCTGTCGGATGGCTTGATCAAGAACACCAGACCACGAACATCACAAAAAAACCTGATGTTTCAATCACTAACAAACAAATAACGTTAGTCCCTGTCATATCATGGGTACAGGCCGGAGCATGGAAAGAAGTTGGCTATTCTGAGGTTGATTTGAGCACAGCAGAAACTTACCCCTGCCCTGTACCCTGTGGCGAAATGACTTATATCTTGCGGGTGATTGGTGATTCAATGATTGATGAGTACCGCCCTGGAGACATGATTTTTGTTGATCCCGAAGTCCCTGCCTGCCACGGTGACGACGTTATTGCATTGATGCACGATACAGGCGAAACCACCTTCAAGCGATTGATAGAAGATGGAACACAGCGTTATCTCAAAGCATTAAACCCAAACTGGCCTGAGCCTTACATTAAGATTAACGGTAATTGCTCTATAATTGGTACAGTGATTTTCTCGGGAAAACCAAGAAGATACACAATAAAGGCCTAATCAATATTTATGAACCTGCTTCGGCAGGTTTTTTTATACTTGACAATGTACCCATGAGATACATAATGTATCCAAAAGAAACATGAGGCAGGCAAGATTCAAACAAAATTTGGTTGTAACACGGCGTATGGCACATGCGTCGTTAGCGGTCTGGGGACGTTAAAGGGGACAATCCACTTCTTGCTCGGGCAAACAAACCAGGTAGCCGGAATGTGCAAGTCAATGATGATGCTGATAAGACGCCTAACCAGCGTGGCGATCCGGTTTGACGCCTGGGAAGAGACCAGGGTGCAACGATGAGGGCATTTATAGAGCCGCGACAAAGTGTGGTGCCGTAACTGGCTAAGTGCTCTCAGCGTTGTGGTAATCCGCGAAATGGCGCGGCGGTAAGTATGGCGGGGTTACTCTTTCCCCGTTGAGGACACCGGATTGTCAGGTTGACCATACGCCTGAGTGACAACCCCACCACAACAGCCACTGCTTTGGCGGTACCAGTTTGTACACTTGCTTCCGGCTGGTACCGCTCTTTTTACAAAATAGAGAAGAGCATCACCGGACGACGGGCTCATAACCCAATCCATCCGGGCGGCTGCCACCGCAGGTGTTCTTCTCTGTTTTGTGGAGAAACCAACCGACCTTGCAGGGTCGATATGATGAGGAGCAGCAAAATGGCTAGCGAACGCAGTACTGATGTGCAGGCATTTATCGGGGAGCTGGACGGCGGCGTATTTGAAACCAAAATCGGCGCAGTTCTCAGTGAAGTCGCTTCCGGTGTGATGAACACGAAAACCAAAGGTAAGGTCTCACTCAACCTGGAAATCGAACCATTTGATGAGAACCGTGTGAAAATCAAACACAAACTCTCATATGTTCGCCCGACTAACCGCGGGAAAATTTCCGAAGAAGACACCACCGAAACGCCGATGTATGTCAATCGCGGTGGTCGCCTGACTATTCTGCAGGAAGACCAGGGACAATTACTGACTCTTGCCGGTGAACCTGACGGAAAACTACGCGCAGCAGGTCATTAATATCGTTCTTAATTAACTGATTATTTATCTCATCACTGAATATCTTTATATAGTGAGGACTTATTATGTCTCAGAACTTAGACGCAACCACAATTAATCAAATCCATGCCCTTATTTCTGCTCAGGGTGTTAATGAAATTATCAGTAATATTGGTGCCGATGCTGTGGCATTGCCTGAGAATTTCCGCATTCATGATCTGGAAAAATTTAATTTAAATCGCTTCCGTTTCCGTGGTGCGCTTTCCACTGCCAGCATCGATGACTTTACCCGTTATTCTAAAGATCTTGCAGATGAAGGCACCCGCTGCTTTATCGATGCTGATAATATGCGTGCCGTCAGTGTACTTAACCTGGGTACTATTGATGAACCAGGTCACGCAGATAACACCGCCACTCTCAAACTGAAAAAGACAGCACCGTTCTCTGCCCTGTTGTCTGTTAACGGCGAGCGTAACTCCCAGAAGTCACTGGCAGAATGGATTGAAGACTGGGCCGACTACCTTGTGGGCTTTGATGCTAATGGTGACGCTATTCAGGCAACAAAAGCGGCTGCGGCAGTCCGTAAAATCACGATTGAAGCAAACCAGACCGCTGATTTTGAAGATAATGACTTCAGCGGCAAACGCTCCCTGATGGAGTCTGTCGAAGCGAAGACCAAAGACATTATGCCAGTGGCATTTGAATTTAAATGCGTTCCGTTTGAAGGTCTGAAAGAACGTCCGTTTAAATTACGCCTCAGCATTATCACTGGCGATCGTCCTGTACTGGTTCTGCGCATTATTCAGCTGGAGGCGGTGCAGGAAGAAATGGCTAACGAATTTCGTGATCTGCTTGTTGAGAAATTCAAGGACAGCAAAGTAGAAACCTTTATTGGTACTTTCACCGCCTGATTTCATTACTGCAAATGCCCCTGCGGGGGCATTTATGGAAACGTAATTTACTCAATAATCGCCGGATGGTGAGGGATTCTTTTTACCAGAATTCAGCGCGGTGCAGCGCATATACGTGGAGAACAAAATGTCATTTATCAAAACTTTTTCTGGGAAGCATTTTTATTATGACAGGATAAATAAAGACGACATCGATATTAACGATATCGCGGTTTCCCTTTCAAATATCTGTCGCTTTGCCGGTCATCTTTCGCACTTCTACAGCGTCGCCCAACATGCGGTTCTTTGCAGCCAGCTGGTGCCGCAGGAATTTGCTTTTGAAGCGTTAATGCATGATGCAACAGAAGCGTATTGCCAGGACATTCCCGCACCACTGAAACGCCTTCTTCCTGACTATAAACGGATGGAAGAAAAAATAGACGCCGTAATCCGTGAGAAATACGGGTTACCCCCGGTTATGAGTACACCCGTGAAATATGCCGATCTCATCATGCTGGCAACCGAACGCCGCGATCTCGGGCTTGATGATGGCTCTTTCTGGCCTGTACTGGAAGGCATCCCGGCAACAGAGATGTTCAACGTGATTCCACTGGCACCGGGCCATGCCTACGGGATGTTTATGGAACGTTTTAACGATTTATCGGAGTTACGCAAATGCGCATGAATGTTTTCGAAATGGAAGGGTTTCTTCGCGGGAAATGTGTACCGCGAGATCTGAAAGTGAACGAAACAAATGCTGAGTACCTGGTACGTAAATTCGACGCGCTTGAAGCTAAATGTGCGGCACTGGAAAACAAAATAATACCAGTGTCAACTGAACTGCCACCAGCAAATGAAAGTGTTCTGTTATTTGATGCTAATGGAGAAGGCTGGCTGATTGGCTGGCGTTCTCTCTGGTACACCTGGGGACAAAAAGAAACCGGAGAATGGCAGTGGACATTTCAGGTCGGGGACCTTGAAAACTTCAATATCACTCACTGGGCAGTAATGCCCAAAGCGCCGGAGGCTGGAGCATAATGACCACATTTACCAATAAAGAACTGATTAAAGAAATCAAAGAACGAATCAGCAGCCTAGAGGTTCGAGACGATATTGAGCGCCGTGCTTATGAAATTGCTCTGGCATCGCTGGAAGAGGAGCCGGTGGCATGGCTGCATTCAGACAATGGCTTAGGTATTCCGGCAATAACCAGGAGCAAAAACATTGCTGACAGTTGGTTATCAATGGGCTGGTATGTTCAGCCGCTATATATAGCCAAGCCAGTACTGGTGGTGCCAGATGCTCGTCCGTCTTTAAATAATGGCATAGTCGGTTTTGATGAAGGCTGGAACGCCTGCCGCGCCACCATGCTTCATGGTGCCAAACCTGTAAGCCAGACTTACAAGTTGAACAAGCTGTCGGGCAACTCTCCGGTAACTCAGGATGGTTGGATAAGCTGTAGTGAGCGAATGCCGAACGATAAACAGTATGTTTGGTGTTGGGGTAAGTCTTACGGCTGGACTGAGTGCGATACCTTCGAAGGGTATTACGATTGGTCGAGAAACAAATGGTGGGCAGTTACTGACGATGGGGAAGAACCGGCATCGAAAGTAACCCACTGGATGCCGCTACCGGAGCCACCGCAGGAGGTGAAGTAATGAACAACTTAATGACAACTAAACAAGTCGCCGACTTCTGTGGCGTTTCAGTATCGACCGTTCTTCGCTGGAACAGCGTAAACAGGAGAACTGGCCAGAAATACAGGCCTGACTTTCCAGATCCTGATATTAAATCCTGCCCAAATAAATGGGCATCACGCAAGATATACAGGTTTGCTGGAGTTATTGAGTGATGGGTATTAGCTCATATCAGAACTAATACCCATCAATGACACAGAGCCAACTACCCACCCTGTGTCAGGGGCTAACTTTTAACACCATAATTCACCGCTAGATAAAAACTGTATTGCATTGCACGAGCGGCGCAGCATTATCAGTTAGAGTGTCTTTACCTTGTTAGGCTCCACAGTTCGCACTGTCCAACGCCTGTCACTTTCACACGCTGCGCCTTCGAGAATATTCATTTAATCGCTGATAACGAACATCTTGCTCCAGTTGTGGAGCAGCTTGAACAATTTGAAGCAAGCATTGCCCCAACTCTCGAGGCCCCCAGTGTTGTTCGGCAATCACGGCATTCAGCAGGGATAGAGCGTCCGCAGGATATCGGCTGCAAATATCTGATTCTAGCAAAAGGCGAACGTCGTAGCTAAGGTGTTCGAGCGGTTGCAGCCAGTCCTGCACCACTGCCAAAGCCGCCGGAAATTCACCTCGGGCAGCAATCACCATACGAGTCAACGATTCGGATATGCGTGGGGTGGCCAAGTTGCGGGACTTTGGCCAAACCTGTTGCCAAAATGGCTGGACACGATTTTTCCAATACTCCTCGCGCTGATCGCCCGCACCTTCAAGTGCCTGGTATAACGCCTGCGCGGCTACCTCCAGACCTTCTTGTGGAAGAGCACTAATTGCCGTTCGGAACTCCTCCACGGTATATCCCTCGGTAGGGCCCAGAGCTGCATAAGTCAGGAAAATAGCGAATTGCTGCCGGTGCTCGCCAAGATCAGAATAGTGATTGGCGCTCTCCAAAAAATCTGACTTGAAAGCTATCAGCAACGGTTCATACAGGCGTGGCGACCAGAGGAAGCCTTCCCACACAGCTTTTGCTTCGACGGGATTACTCCAAGCAAACAAGGGCAATAGATACTGTTCGGTCCAAGGTCGATCTACGCGAAAAAATGCGATCAGCCGCGACCCCAGCAACACCCGACCATGGCGGAATAGCTCTATCTGTACATTACACAATTTGGTGAAAAGTGTTTTCAATTCAACAGGAAGCAAATCATTGTCATTCGGGTTCTGTTTGAACCATAGGGTGATCAGTGATTGCGTGACATGCCCAATGGGATGATTGATCGCCGTAGAAACAGGATCATAGGTCTCAATTCCGTTTCGAATGGTGCTAGACTCTGGGCTTGTTTCTATCATCAGAACCCGACGACAAAGGGCCAGTAGAATCTCCTCGTGGCAGAGGATGGTCTTCGAAGCCTCCTCCATCCACCAAGTGACAGCGTGGGAAATCTCCTGAAGTACTGCGTCAGGCATGTCAAGCACCAACGGTGCGGCGTACCGCCACGAACGCAAAATCATCCCTGGTTCAGCCCAAGTCTGCAGAGCTTCACGCCACCGACCAACAGGCCACACATCATCTTGTGATAGTTTACGTAACGCATACAGACTGTGAAAAAAGCGCGTACGGCAAACATCACTCCAAGTGTCCTCATAGAAAGGCAGTCTTTCTGGCATAGGCTTTGCGAGCCATTGCACTAATTCCTGCCACTTACGGGGCGCAATGTCGACATCTATACTCTCCTCGAAGCCTGGATCACCGGTTCCGCTCATCCAGTGAGAGAATTCATCACGCTCGTTGGTTGCCAGTTGCCATTTTGGGTATGCTGTGGATATTTCCGTCAAACGTGTAGCCGCAGACTCTCCCAAAACAAGGCCCGCTCCCCTGAGCTTCGCTAGACACAACCAGACGGAATGAGCCACCAAATAATGCCACCTGTCTGCTTCCAAATTATCCTCGTACATCTCGCGCGGAGGCCCTGCCAAGATAGCAGTTTCCAGACGCTCTTGTGCAATTCCTGTCAGATGTCGTCCCTGCAAAACAAACAGTCTGAATACCTCTCGCCGAGTATCCGTGGCCCACAACCACCATGAACCGTCCTCTAACAACCAATTAACCCACCGCTCAGGTGGTATGCAGTTGTCTTGGCTTGCGGCAAACAGTGCCAGACGTTTGAAGGTGGGATATGGCAACTCAAACCAATTCTGAGCAATGCGCGAGGCCTGATCGCTGTCTTTGGCTCGAACGGCTAACCATGAATCCCGAAGTAATTCAATCAGGCTCACCCAATCGCGGAACCCCCGGTTCTGCCAGTGCGGAGTGATGGACGGCAAATCCCAATGCGAGCGGTCGTGACGATCGTCGGACTCTCCCAACTCCCGCAACAAGTCCAGTGCATCACGCAACAACTGCTGAAAATCTTCCAACAGGTATGGCAAGGACGATTTCCATGACTCGTCAGCAAGGTCGAACAGGGTTGAACGTACGTAATCAGCAGTCAGCACCAGCTCCCAATCCACCAATTGCTTGATTCGCAAGGGTTCATCAGTGCTGCTCGAATCGTCTTCACTATAGCGAAACGGCCGCCTCAACATAACCTTGGGAGAAAGCAACCCGCGTAACTCCAAGCGCAATGTAGTCGTCAAGCCTTCATTCTTTAAGCGGTTTTGCCAACGATACAAATCCAGGTTCTGCAATGGCGATTTCACACGACCACTAAGCAGAAGCCGCCATAAAGTAGACATAGGTGGACCAGGAATAGCCAGGGGGGAATGCAAGAGAATTTCATCTAACTCAGAAGTCTTACGCTCCCGCATCAGTGCTGCTAAGCGATCTAGTTCGCTCTCAATCAGAAACATCCAACGGTCGTGTATTTGTCCGCCGCGTTCAGCAATCCATATGATCAACCTAGGGTCGCCCAGATAACGAACTAGCCAACGGGCTATATGGGACATTACGTCATCCCATTTGCTAGCACTGACACATCCAGAAACCAGCGACATCTGCGGGGCCAGCTCATAGGGCGCAGGACGCTGAACCAGACTGAATCGGAGTTTCGGGTCAATTTCGACATGCGGAGATACACAAAAGCGTGGCAGATCGCTGTATTTAAATCGTTCGTCCGAGAAAGCTTTCAATAACCAATCCAGCGGCGGTGCAGGATTGAGTTCCGCAAAGCGTTTTGCTGGTAAACCTGATTTATCTGACAAGGCCCACAACATCCGACCAACGAAATCGTCCTGACGAGTGCTGTCCTGCGGGCGGGCCAGAGCATGTTTGACGACTATAGCCTTTTTGCCCTGTATACCATCTCGATAAGTATCTGCCCAAGCGTGCAACGTTTGATGCAGCACTGAATGATCAGTGGAGCCCGCCGGTACGGTGTAAAGGATAGGAGTGACCCCTTTGGCCTCCCACTCGATGGCTTTCCGGTGCTCCTGCCCCGGCTCACACTCCCCCAGTGCCCATACTTGTGGTGTGACTTCACCGAGCCTCCGATCTGCTGCAAGCGCATCCATCATGTAGCGCAGTACCGGGTCGTTGATGCTGTAGCCAACGAAGCAGACCACATAGTTACGAAATAACTCACTCACAAAGCGAGCTGCCCAACGCTCAGTGAGATAAGCCAAGCCAAAGTCACCGCTGGTAACAACCAGACGATTCAGGGCAGTATCATCCGCCTTTTCCGGTAACAGCCCATGCAGGTATACAAGTCCATCCCAGCGGCTGTTTTTTGGAATTGGCAGCATCGGCGCTACATAGGCCTGAAAAGCCTGGCCTGTACGTTTAGCTGCCACATGAAAGAGACGGTCAAAGTTGGTAGTGACCAATCGAAGGGCACCCTCGCGGCTACGGGCTAAACGTAACAGCGCCGCCTGAGTATCAATAGCGCCCCTACGACGGAGCTTTGGCTTAAGGGCTTTTTCCAACGCGCGTCGGACGGCTATACGCTGCCCTGGTAAGCGCCGTTCCAGCAAATCTAATGTGCCGTCAAATTGCCCACGCTCGAAAACCTCACGCTCAATTTCTGAAAGTGTTGTTCCGTTCCTCTGGTAAATTAGTTCTACCAACCCTTTGAAACCAGGTAAACCAGCAGGGTAGGAAATGCCTGCTCCACAGAAGAACACAACGCGCCCTTCCTCGTGCGCCTGCAAAAGCTCATCAGGAATATCAGGGCCGTTGGTAATGAATTGCATTCCTTTTCCTCCTATCCAATGTGCACGTTCATTCGAGTAAATGAAGGCAAGGGGTTACATCTTATTATACCGACCGTGCAAATCCGGCTTCCTAGCAAGCTACTTTACTTGCCAACTCATAATGTCCGAACTCCGAACAAAGCGGACTGCTAGATTTGATTGCGTTCTAGCTACGCAAAATATCATTTCGAGCCTGAACGAGTACAAGTAACAATCGATTCAACTCTCTCCCACCATGCCTGGTAGGCTTTACGCTGTTCTTCTAGATAATCACTCTTGTCATAAACTTGCCATACACCTGGCAGTTTATGACCGAGCATTATTTCAGCAATATGAGGCGCAGTAAGATCAGAAAAGTTTGTTCGTGCTGTTCGTCTCAAATCATGAAGAGACCAGTGAGGAAATTGATACCCCAAACGCCGCCATGCGTACTGCATTAAATTGTAAGGCAGCGACTGCAATGATGTCCGACCAACTGGTTCCCTGCTTCCTTCCTTAGTAAAAAGCATATCGGAACCGTTGTTCATAGAGATAACGTATTTTATAAGCTCTTCAACCGGTTCAATAATGGGCCGCTTTAGCGGTTCGCCTGTTATATCCCCTGTCTTATGTCGTTCTGGTGGTACAGTCCATATTTTATTAATGAAATCAAAATCGTCCACCTTGGCAGTAATTAGCTCTGAACTACGGCAACCAAAATGCAGCAATAGTTTAATGAAGGCCCGGTATTTAGGAACCATTCGAGAACCATCGATCGCAGCATAAAGGATTTTAATTTCATCATGTGTCAGAAACCGTTTCTTCTGACCTTTACGGATATCCATATCTTTACCCGTGATATCCGACAGCGGGCGAGTTTCAATGAGCTTTCTCTTATACGCCCAGACATGGGCCTGCTTTGCGTTAATTAGCAATCGGTCTGCTATTGCTGGAGTCTTAGTGCTAAGAGGCTCCAGGACTTCTAACCAATCATGCAATGTAGCTGCATCGTGAGGGATATTCCCGATTTTAGAGAACAGGTGCAGCTCAAACGAGCGGAGTATCTGTTCAGAACCTTTTTTATTTTTTACACAATATGCTTCATACCAAGCACGGATCACAGATTCTACCGTCATGGCTTCAGTAGCTTTACGTTTTTCTGCCAGCTTGACCAATCGTGGATTGCGGTTTGACTCGAGTTCACCACGAAGACGGATAACTTCTTCTCTGGCCTCTTTTAGTCCAGTTGCCGGGTAAGTTCCGATATCAAGACGCTCACCTTTCCCCGCCCACTGATAACGATATTGGAACACTACGCGACCTTTCGGTGATACTCTAACAGACAGACCATCACGATCGGATTTAACCAAAACCTTATCACGTTCCTTTCCAACGACTGAACGCAACCACGCATCAGACAGCGCCAT